TCCACCATGAGTGGGGTCAATTGTTCCAGACGCATCGTTTTCGGTTGCCCGTTTGGACCGAACCGTTGCGCGTTTGGGTGGTGAGTCCGGTAATTTCTCACCTTCATTAAAGTCTAGCACATAATTCTCAAGAACAGTGCAAACTTTAACAATGTGGTCAGGTTCGCCTAAGCCAACCCGTGTTGCTTGAGGCATTACTGCCTCAATCAATCGCATTCTGACTTCTTGCTTATCCATGGGCGAATTCCATCAAGCGTTTCATCTTGCCCACGGCATCAGGGTTGCCACCCAAGTATTCGGACATGAAGTTCTTGTCCATCTTGAGGTCGGCAATCTGCTGTTTGGCAGAAGCAGGTGTCAGGCCAAATGAGGTACCCGAGCGCTCGCTACCTTCAAAGGCAGGTTCGCCCATTTTGGAGCCGATTGTGGCAAACAGCTTGAGCATTTCTGCCGTACCGAGTTTGCCTTCAATGGCATCGAGCTGTGCAGCGTCGTAACCCAGTGCGGCCACGGCACGCTTGCCCGCGTCGATCTGGCCATCGTAGCCTTGACCCCACTCGCGCTTCAAATCAGCAATGGCTTTCTCAGATTGAGCCTGAGATTCTTGCTGCATCGCCTGCATGCGCGAGCCACTCATCTCGTTCCACGCATCGAACAGCGAAGCTGCCTGTTTCTCGCTCAAACCGGTCTTGTGGGCGGTCTGTTTGAACCAATCGGCCAATGCGGCATCGCCACCATCGGGCATCTTCAGACCGTATTTGTCTGGAGAGTCAGGACGGCCCAATTTGCCATAAAACGCATCCAAAGCGGCTTGGTCAGCGTCTGCGCCGGGCAGTTCCAGCAGGTTTTTGCTGCCACCTGCGAATTTCTCAAGGTTGCGGTAGCTGTTCAGAATGTCAGCCGGGTTTTGCCAGCCTTTGTTCGTCACATACGCAGTGGTGTCGGGGTCAAAACCCTCGGTCCATGGTGCAGGGGTTCCGGCACCTGATGCAGCACCGGCTCCGGTGCCACCGTTATCGCCAGTCAAGGCGGCAGTAGCTTCACTCATTTGGATATTCCTCGATCAGAGTGTACACATCCTCGTCGGTAAGCTGAAGGTGGGCCTGAATGCGGCACCACACCTCGCGCCTGCCTTCGAGAAGGTACGTTGCTTGGACATTATTGATGTCTGCGGTGGGCAGGGTTGCCCGGCAGAATCTCCGAAGGTCGGCCAAGACTTTGCGGCCTTCTGGATTGTTGAACGCTGCCTTATAGGCGCGTCGCCGAATCAGGGTTAGGGGGTTAATTGTCAATTATTGTCCTTGGAGAAGAGCTTGCGCCTGTGCAGCGTCTTTCATGGCACCGGCCAGAGGCTGTGCGGCCTGCATGGCCATCATGTCTTGCTCCTGCTGGGCACGTTGTGCACGCAGCTCGGCAACCGCATCGGGGCTGCGCAGGATCGGGGTCGGCACGCCAGAGACTTCAGCAGTCAGTCGAGCCAGCTCGTCCTTGTCGAACACATCCAACACGGATGGGTCCATCTGGGCAAACGGTGCAAGCAGTTCCATGGTGCGCTGCACGCCGACCAGCTCTTCAGCACGCTGCATGCGGCTCATGGGTGAGTCGTACACGATGTCGTAGTCGCCACCAGCTTCGCGCAGGATCTCTGGCATCGGGGGCAACATGCGATGGAAGGACAACAGGTCCAGCTCACGCTCAATCAACGGACCAAGTGCCTCGGACTGCTGGCGACCCATGGTGGGCGTGAGCAACATGCCCTTCTCCTGAGCACGAATCAGTGCTTCGGTGGCCGTCATGCGAGGTGTCTCAACCAAGATCTGGAACAGCGTGACCAAGAAGGCATCGTCAATTGCACTGCGACGCTGATCCATCTTGGCTTCGTTGATGTCAACACGTGCACCTGTGCCAAACGGCTGCATCATGGCCTGACCATTACGGTTCACACCACCGACGTTCAAGCCGCCCGGCTTCATGTTCACGGTCATGGCACCGCCACCCAAAATGCCATCATCGTGCAGCAAGATTGGTGGATCAATCAGTTTGTGGACGGCCCGGATGTCGGTTTTGGCCATCTCGTTAAGCATTTTGATGTCCGGCAAGGCCATCATTGCAGGAGAACGCCCGTAGATCTCGTCAGGAGCAGTCACGTATCGACTGACGGAGTACGGGAAGCTGGTATAGCCACCTTCCGGGGCCACCATGACCTTGTCATCCACGGAGATGTAGTACGAGGCAAAGGGTTTGCCTCGGGCATCGGCTCGTGAGCTGTCGTAGTCTTCGCGGGGTGCAACCACATGAATGAACTCAAACTTGTCGTTTTGACGAGTTGGGTTCTCAAGCGCTTTCATGATGCGCTCAGGCAGGGCTTTTTCACCAAAACGCTGCGCGGCCTGACGCGCAGTGTACTGGAAGCAGCGGTAGACGGTGTCCACCATGCCTTGGTGATTCTCAAGCAAATAAATGTCGCGCAAGTTGATGCAGCGATAGCGCAGGCCCACGCCCGGCTCAAAGTCGGTGAACAACGCACCGGTGCCAAACGCACCCACAGATGTCCAACGCTCGTGATTTTGACCCGCAAAGTTGGCCTTGGGGCTGTAGCGGGCTTGGTACAAGATGTTGTTGACCTTGTAGAACCAGTCCTGCACCTCGAAGTCGCGGTTGAGCGCCTCATCAGTCGTGCGCAGGTTGTGCCACTTCTGCTGGCGCGGGGTCAGCATCGAGTCCATGACAGAGGCAAAGCGCTCCAACGCCACCAAAGGCTTGGAGTCAAAAATCTTTTGAGTGCGCTTCTCACCGTCAGTGCGAGCACCCAAGAAACCCATTTGGCGCGGCAGCACACGCTCCGCGATTTCTTCCCAGTGGGTTTCCCAATTGCTTCGATTGCCTTTGAGACTCTTGTACCGCTGGAGAATATCTTCGATTTTGGACATATTTATTCCACCCATCCTGTAAATCCAGCCGTAATTGTCGCACCCTTATCGCAAGTTGCAACAAACCCGACAATGTGACCCTCGCCCACGGGCAACGCCATGCGTTGTGACAGCGTGGTGGACATGTCTTGCATCACGATGCCAGCTTGGGGGTAGTACAGACCCGTTTCCTGCTGGTTCAGACCATCGACTTGGGTGCTGACCAGCTCCACAAGTGTGCTGGTGGAAGCCGTGCCGCTGGATGATCCGGCATACATGCTGCTGATGTAGAGCTTCTTGCCCCGAGGCACCCGTCGAAACGACGAGTGAGTGGTGCGCTGGCCTGCTGAGATGCGGCCATACACTGTGCCACCGTTTGTGATGTCGATGGTGCCAGCGGCAATGCCTCCGTTGCCAGCGGTGGCCACATACACGGCCTGTATCCAACGCACATCGGTGGCCACAGTGGTCACAGGGGTCAGGCCGTTCAAGGTGATCAGCTCGACCGACAGGTCAAGGGTGCCGTTGAGGTACTCGATCACCAGTGTGCGGGCACCACTGCCACCAGCGGTGTCGTTGGCGTTTGTGCTGACGATTGACATCTGCACGCTTTGGGGCACATTGAGCACCGATCCGTCTTGGTCACGGATCAGTGTCATGGTGGTGCTTGACGCTGCGATCAGTTTGCCGTATGCGGCAATGGGGTACGCTGTGCGGACGTTGCCACGTGACACCTCGTTCTCATAGGAATCAGTCTTGAGATACTGCTGGAGCCAGTGGCGATCTATTGTCATTTGGTCAACAGAGCCCGTGCTGAACGATTGCCCGATTTGGCTTCACTGGAGAGCAATTTGGCGGCAATCTTGCCTTCTGCCTCATCTTCGGCCAACTCTTTGGCCTTCTCCATGGGATCTTTCTCTTCGTCTTTCCCGTTTTTACCTGCCAGTTTTTCCATGACGAAGCTCATGATTATCTCCCCAACAGCTTGGCAGTGCCCATGCGCTGCTCATCGGTGAGCTTACCGCCCAGCTTGGCACGGCCCACTGTAGGAGTGAGCGACGCAGTGTCGGCTTGAGCGGTCAGCATGGTGGACGCACGGCCACTGGCAGCACGCTCACGCACACGGGCTGCATCGGCAGCGGCTTGAACAGCAGGTGTGGCCACGGAAGGTGCTGCGGCTGCGGAGGTCGGTGCTGGCAGTGCAGCAGGTGTGGCCTTGGGCTTGCCAGTAAACAATTGGCCCACACTGGTCAGTGCTTTACCTACAAAAGACATGGGGTTCTCCCTTAAATCATGTCGAAAATATATCATAGTCGCTCTGGGCGACCCGTCCGGCCATGCGCCCAAGGCGTGTGGTGAGGTTGATGTCACGCCGGGCGATGGGTGCTGCGAAGGTGAGGGCCAGTGCATCGGCATCGTCTGGCGACGCGAGTCCTCGCTTCTTCATGGAGTCCTTGGTCTCCAGCTTGATCTGACCCTTCAGGTGGATACTGTACTCGGGTCCGGTCAGGTCGTCAATGAGTGCGTCATCGTTGTCGATGCACCCGTGGCTCATCCACTCGCGCATCTCGCCCCACATCTCCCCGCGCTTGTTGAGGTACTTGTCAGCGTCGTCGGCCTTCTCGCCGGACTGCACCTCGATCACCCGGTAGCCAAGCTGCTTCAAACGGTCAACCACGCCACCGCCGACACCCCCACCGTCGACGAACACAGCGTCTGGGTTGTACTTGTCGATGAGGGCTGCCACGTTAGCGGCCAGCTCCATGGTGTCCACGCCTTTGTACTTGACGGCATGCAGTGTGCGTGCGTCGCGGCCTCTGCGCCAGCGGATCACGCTCTCGTCGTCGCCGAAACGGGCCACGTCCACGCCCATGAGCAGTGGGGCACCGTTGTCCTCGACTAGCTGGCGCTGGGCAGCGGCTTCGGCTGTGTCGCGTCCGATGAACTGGTTCGAGCCTGTGCGGGGGAACTGACCCTTGACCTCGACTCGGGTGACATCGTGGTCTTCGCCGTACTTGTCTGCGATGCGCTGGTAGACCCCGCCGTCCACGCCCTCGACGGTGCGCGAGTCGACGTACCGGGTACTCCAGAACGAGCGGTCCTTGTGGAACGTCTCGAAGAACCTGCCGGTGTTACGCCGTGGGTTACTGATGGCCAGCCACAGGCGCAGTGGTGCAAGGTCTGTAAAGAACCCCTCTGTCACCTGCCAGATCGGGTCAGGGATACCGCTGGCCTCGTCGAACTGCACCATCATGCCGATCTGACTGTGGGCACCGGCGAACGCATCGGGGTTCTCCTCGGACCACGACTGCGCGTCGACGTAGTAGTACTGGGTGTCCATCTTGAGCTGACTCTGCAAGAGCTCGCCGAACCACTTAGTGGGGCGCAGCGCGGTGCTCGACTTGTCGAACCAGTGCGAGTTGATACTCATGGTGTGCCACTTGCCCAGCTCGGCCATGGTTCTACTGACCAACTGCTTCTCGGTGTTAGCGGTGACGATGGTGGTGGCCCCGAGCCAGCAGCTCATGACCCACATGTCCAGCATGGACAGCCACGCTGACTTACCGATCCCCCGGCCAGACGATATGCTCAGGTAGATCGGTGACGGGGGCAGGCCAATCTGGGCCTTCTGCCTGTCGAGCATCAGGTGCTCCCCGATGCGCTCGAACTCGTCCCTCTGCCACGATCGGGGCCCATCGATCTGGGCCAACGGGGTGCCCTTCACGCCCCAAGGGAACGCATACAGTGCGAACCCCAGTGGGTCGTACTTGTACTGCATCAGGTCAGTGATGAGCTCCTGCTCGTTCTGCGTGGGTCCTGCTTTACTCATTGATCACTCTGGCTTTGACATCGATCACTCGGGCATCGGCTCGCTGCTGGGCTGCGGCCATGGCCTCGCTCAGGTTCACCGTGACGTTTTGCTCAATCTGCTTGACCTCACCGAAGCGCTTCCTGTTCCACACCCCCAAGAGCCACTTGCGAGTGTTGATGCGCAGGGTCGAGCGCTGGACATCCTCCAAGAGGTCATCTGCGTCAGCGATCACCAGCATCTGGGACGCTACGACTTCAGCACCAATCTCTTGGGCCTCGTAGTACCGAGCCCTACGGGCCTCGTCCTTGTGTATCCACGCGAGCATGCGCTGGTAGTTGATGTCCCGATAGTCCGACTCGATGGTGCTGGTCAGTGGCTGACCCGATGCAATGTCCACGAGGGCACGCTCAAAGACCGCTTCGTAGGCGACGAGTTCTAGCTCACGCCTCGCCCGTTCTCCCTCAGCAAGGAGATTGGCCCGCACGGACGGGATGATGTTGTCCGGGCTGTCTGGATCAACATCCTTGTCTTCGGGGATCAGCCACGAGGGCAGATCTCCCTGTTGAAGGGGAGTGGTTGTCATGGCCCGAGTGTAATACGAAATTCGATTTTGGAAAAATTTTATATTTTTTAGACCCGGGGTCGATGTATCTCATTATCTCTGTACCCATTGGGTTTTCAATTTGGTTTTTGTATCGCGGTGTCTGGGGGACCACCCTTGTCTACTGCCCCCGCCGCCGCTGGGGCCCCACCCCCCTCCCGGCCCCACCGCGCCCCCGGGCCCGCCCACCAGTAGGCCCGGGCACCCCCGGCCCCCGGGCGCATGCATCCATGGCCACCATGGCCACCATGGCCACCCAGTGGCCCGGGGTCAATCGCTGCATCCATGGCCACCCAGTGGCCCGGGGTCAATGCATGGCCACCATGGCCACCGGTTACCCAATGGGTCACGGTTACCCAATGGGTATTTGACCCAATGGGTCAAGGTTACCCAATGGGTCACGGGTTAATGGCCACCGATTGACCCCGGGAAACCGTGACCCAATGGGTCAATTGGGCATTTTGACCCAATGGGTCAATGATTACCCAATGGGTAGAATCCTGGACCCATTGGGTCAACGATTAAGGCCGAAAAACCGGGACCAGTGACAAACTGTCTCCGCGCCGGCGAGGAGAGAAAAATACGACTTTTTAAAAAGGGTCTTTTTCCTTTCACCCAAACACGTTTCGAGTGCGTTTGTCACTGGCACCGAGAAACCGGTAACCCAATGGCCCAAATGGCCCACGCTGGGAACAATGGCCACCGTGAACACCCGGGCCCACAATGGCCAACATGAACAACATCGAACACCCCCGGGAAAACACCTAGTAAATAAATGTTGACCCAATGGCCCCTAAATGCTATGCTATAGCCTGCTTCGGCAAAAACGCAAACCCCGTAACCTGTAAGGACTGACACCATGCAAATCGAATACATCACTGGCCGCACCTACGATGCACCCCAAGTGCTGCAAATTACAGTGACCGACCAAACCGCCGACGAATGGGGCATTGTTGATTTCACGGCCACATTTATCGATGCATCGCGCCACATTTCCGGCCGCGTTCAATCAATCGCTTTTGCCCCTGACCGAATCGCTCAATCCGTTTTGGCCGCATACGATGCTGGCAACTATTCCCCCCTGTAACCCGTAACCTGTAAGGACTGACACCATGAAAAACACTCTCGCCGATATCGCCTTGGCCGTGGCCATTGGCTTAGCACTCGCTGCCCTCTTGTTGCATTCGATGGATGCCCTCTTTCCCCTGTAACCCCGTAACCTGTAAACCTGGAGTAAATCACCATGAAAACACCAAACCCTGCAATTGATCTCAAATTCGCCGCTGACCGCCTGGGCGCGATTAAAGCAAGCATCGCGGACCTTGAAAC